GGAAGTACAGAACCAGCTTGGCCGACAGCAATAGGTGAAACTGCATATGATAATAATGTTCAATATCTTTCATTTAGTAGTACTTTTAGCGATATACATTCTATAAATCCATCTGCAATTATTGAATTGTTTTCTCTTGAATTATCTACTGCCATTCATGGTACGAATACAATATATAGATTTCATAATGGATCAAATTTAAATGCAAATGGAAAAATTGTATGGGACGGTCAACAATATCTAAGATTTCCTATAAAAGCTGAAGGTTTTGCTTTTCAACGAGGACAGTTACCTAGACCAAATATAAGCATATCGAACTTATCTTCAGTCCCAAGCATTTCTGCATTATTGTTAACTGTAAATGAAACAACAGCAGGTAATGATTTAACAGGAGCAGTTGTTACAAGAATACGAACACTAGCTAAATTTATTGATGCTTCTAACTTTGCAGACGGACGAAATTCTAATGCAGATCCATCAGCAGAATTTCCAAGGGAAATTTATTATATAGATCGTAAATCAGCCGAAAACAGAGATATTGTTAGTTGGGAACTTGCAGCAGTTTTTGATTTAGCAGGTGTTCGTGTGCCAAAAAGACAATGCACTAGAGCAGAATTTCCATCAATAGGTACTTTCTCGTGAATTGGAAAGACGCTGCACTTAATCATGCCAAAGAACAAGATCCTAAAGAGTCTTGTGGTTTATTATTAAATATTCGAGGTAAAGAAAAATATTATCCTTGTCGTAATTTGTCAATGACAAATCATCAATGTTTTATCCTTGATCCAGAAGATTATGTAAAAGCAGATAATGCTGGAGATATAACAGCAATAGTTCATAGCCATCCTGTCACACCACCCACACCTAGCCAAGCAGATAAAATAAGTTGTGAACAAGGTAATTTGCCTTGGCATATAGTAAACCCTAAAACTGAGCAATGGGGTTTTTATCAGCCAATGGGATATAAACCTCCCTTACTTGGTAGACCTTGGGTGTGGGGGATAACTGATTGTTGGAGTTTAGTTATAGATTGGTATAAGCAAGAAAAAGAAATTGAATTGTTAGATTACGAAAGACCAACTACACCTGAAGATTTTTTAGCAGATCCAGTATTTGAGAAGTATCTACCTAGTAGAGGGTTTAGGTTATTAGAACCAAATGAAAAATTAATAGATGGTGATGTTTTGGCAATGAGTATTTTTGGTAAAGGATTAAATCATGTTGCTATATATTTAGGAGATGATGTTTTACATCATTTAGCAGATAGGTTAAGTTGTAAAGAGGGTTACTCTGAATGGTTATTTAAATGCACAGGAGGACGTTACAGATATGATGCGTAATATTGTTTTACACGGAGAACTTGCTGAGTTTATTGGTCACAAAAAATTAGAAGCAAAAGTCTCTACGGTTGGAGAAACTATAAGATTTTTAATATGTAATTTTCCTAGTGTTGAAGCACATATGGCTAGGCGATATTATAAAGTCATGTTAAATAAGAATGAAGTTGAAGAATCAGAAATACATTATCCTATAGGTCAATCTGATATTAATATTGTTCCTGTAATCTCAGGAGCAGGGGGAGGTTTTGGGAAAATATTTTTAGGTGCTGCCTTAATAGGAGCATCATTCCTTTTTCCAGGTGCTGGATTGTTTGGGACTACTAGTGCTTTTGGTGCTGCTGCTGGAACTGGTATTGGTACAACAATTGGTACAGTATTGTCTGGTGTTGGTGCTGCAATGATTTTAGGTGGAGTAAGTGAAATGTTATTCCCCATGCCCAAAGAACCTGATTTTTCTAGCGAGGGAGATCCACGAATATCTTTTAATTTTTCTGGAACTCAAAACACATCACGAGCTGGAACTCCTGTTCCAATTGTTTACGGAGAAATTTTTACAGGATCTGTCGTGATCTCAGCAGCTATAGATACTGAGCAGGTACAGGCATGACAGAAGATAAAAGTAAAATTATATATGGTTCAGGTGGAGGTAAACCAAAACCACCACCACCACCTACTAGAACACCTGATACATTACATAGTAAACAATTCGCCACTATTCAAGATTTAATTTCTGAAGGTGAAATAGAAGGTTTTGCATCACCCTCAAAAGAGGGACTTACACAAGGTACAGATGCATATAATAATGCCTGTTTAAAAGATGTTTTTTTGAATGATACTCCTGTCTTAAAAACTACAGCAAATTCATCTAACCCTGCTAATACTGATTTTAATTTTCAAGATGTTACTTTTATTCCTAGATTTGGAACGTCAAATCAACCTTTCATTCCAGGGGTTGAGAGTAGTGAGTCACCAAATACAGTCGGAGTCCAACCTAGCAATTCAGACGGAACTGATTCTGGAGGTATTACAGGATCAGTAACAAGAAGGATAACGAATACAGATGTTGATGCTATAAAAATAACTTTAACTTGGCCTCAATTACAAAAGTTTACTGATGATGGAGACATATTAGGATCAAGCGTAAGTTATAAAGTGCAAATTCAATATAATAATGGTGGTTATACAACTGTTATTGAAGACTCAGTTAGTGGAAGATCTGCTGATGCTTATCAAAGAGATCTTCGAGTAACAATAACAGGAGCTTTTCCTGTAGATATAAGAGTTATAAGAGGAACTGTAGACGCACCAGACAGTAATACTGCTAATGCTTTTACATGGACAAGTTTTTCAGAAATAATTGATAATAAAACTGCATATTTAAATAGTGCATACGCACATTTCAGACTTGATTCAGGGCAATTTAGTTCTATACCTAGAAGAATGTATAGGATTAGAGGAATAAAAGTAAGAATACCTGGAGCTGGTGCTTCTAGTTCTGGAACACCACAAATTGATTTGCAAACAGGAAGAATTGATTATCCAACTGGATATATATTCAATGGAACAATGCAAGCAGCAGTTTTCACTACCTGTCCATCAATGATTTTGCTCGACTTGCTTACAAACACAAGGTATGGTTTAGGAGATCATATTAGTGATAGTAATTTAGATTTATATAGTTTTGTAGCAGCTAGTAAATATGCGAATGAGGAGGTTGATGACGTAACAGGGGCTGGAACACCTGAAGCTAGATTTAGTTGCAATGTAAATATACAAAACAGCTCAGAAGCTTTTGATGTCATAAATGATTTATCGAGTGTTATGAAATGTATGCCGATATGGACAGCAGGGGCTATAACTATAACTCAAGATAGACCTGTACAGCCTGGATATTTGTTTAATCTTTCTAATATTGCGTCAGTAGGTTTTTCATATACAGGAAGTAGTTTAAAACAAAGACATTCAGTTGTTAAAGTTGGATACTTTAATATGGACTCGCAAGAAGTAGATTATGAAATTATAGAAGATAGTGCAGCTATTGCTAAATTTGGAGTATCAATTAAAAATGTAAAAGCATTTGCGACAACTTCAAGGGGGCAAGCTGCTCGTCTTGGACGCAGTATCCTTTTCTCTGAACAAAATGAGAGTGAGGTTATAAGTTTTACGACATCCATAGACTCTGGTTCTGTAGTAAGACCTGGATCAGTAATAGAAGTTAATGATCCTGTAAGAGCTGGTGCTAGAAGAGCAGGGAGAATAGTTTCAGTAGAATCAACAAGTCAAATAACAATAGATAGTGTAGATGATACTTTATTACCTAGTTTGACTGACAATCCAAAATTAAGTGTAATTTTACCTGATGGAATAGTAGAAGAAAAAACCATAACCAATATAAATGGAGCAGTATTAACTGTTCAATCTGCATTCTCACAACTGCCAACAGCAAATAGTATTTATTCAATATCTAGTACATCTCTTGCTACACAGTTATTTAGAGTGATAACTGTAGAAGAACAAAATGATGTTACTTATGAAATTTCTGCATTGTCTTATGTACCTGGTAAATATGATTTTATTGAAAACGGAACTGTATTGCAACCAAGAACAGTAAGTTTGTTGTCAGGAATAAAAGAACCTCCAAGTAATTTAACAGCAAGGGAAACATTTGTAGTCATAAATAGTATCGCAAGAAGTAAAGTTATTATTAGTTGGAAACCTGTTTTAGGAGTTACAAAATATCTAGTTAACTATAGATTTGAAGATGGCAACTATGTTTCACGAGAAACATATTCTCCTGATATTGAGATAATGGATACAAAAAAAGGAAATTATGAAATACAAGTTTTTTCTTATAATGCTGCCTTAATTTTATCTAGTAGTTCTACTACTACAACTTTCAATGCTGTTGGTAAAACTGCTCTTCCAGAAGATGTGCAGAATTTGACTATAGAACCAATTAATGAACAATTTGTAAGATTAAGATTTACTCAAGCAACAGCTCTAGATGTTTTACATGGTGGTCGGGTTTATGTAAGACATACTAATTTAACTGGGGGATCTGCCACATTTCAAGCTGCACAGGATATTGTTGCTGCTGTGGCTGGTAGTGCAACAGATGTAATTGCTCCAGCTTTGGCTGGTACATACCTTTTAAAGTTTCAAGATGATGGTGGTAGATTTAGCACCAATGCAGCAAATGTAAGTTTATCTACTGTTGAGACTTTAGATTTTATAACTGTAAAAACAGATAGGGAAGATACAGATTCAACTCCATTTAATGGAGCAAAATCGAATACAGTATTTGATTCTAGTAAAGGTGGTTTAGTTTTAAGTAGCATTACAATTACAAGCCCTGCGACTCAAGCAACAGGTACTTATGATTTTGTTAATACTTTAGATTTAGGTGGAGTCTTTTCATTATCATTAAAAAGACATTTTCAAGGTGCTGGTTATTATCCTTCAGCATTGTTTGATAGTAGAACAGGACTTGTAGATACATGGGATGATTGGGACGGAGATGCTCCCGAAAGAACAAATGCAAAATTAGCAGTAAGAACAAGTACTGATATGAGTTCTTATACAGATTTTAATGATATTGCAAATGGAACTTTTAAAGGTAGAGGATTTCAATTCAGATCAACTTTAGAAACTTCTGACCCTGCACAAAATATGCTTTTACAACAATTAGGATATACAGCAACCATGTCTTCAAGAACAGAGCAATCGGCTGTAATTTCATCTGATTCAGCAGGAGATGGAACTGGAAGTGCTGGAGCAAAAACAGTTACATTTTCAGCATCCTTTTTTGTTGGAACTTCAGCTTTAGGAAATTTAAATAATTTCTTACCAGCAGTTAGTGTATCGCCTCAAAACATGGCAACAGGTGATTATTTTGAAATAACAAATGTATCAGGAACAGGTTTTACAGTTCACTTCAAAAACTCAAGTAATGCTAGTATAATTAGGAACTTTACTTTTACTGCTGTTGGTTTCGGCAAAGGAGGGTAATATGGGGAGAAAGATTAATTAATCATGTCGCTTTCGGTTACTAACTTTAATATTGATAATGCTTCTGGTCAAACCGTAAGATTAGATATCGAAGCTTGTTTAAAAGCATTACAGGGACAAAGTGCTGAGTCAAGTGATTTAAACCAGTCACAATGTGTTGCTGGTATGACTTTTTTGAATACAACCACAGATATTTTAAAAGTAAGGAATTCAAGTAACGGTGGATTTACTGAGATAGGGAATATAGACCAACCTAACTTAGGACTTTTATCAAAATCTGGCGGTACAATGACAGGTGCTTTATTAGGACATGATGGTTCGACTGCTTCTGCCCCTGCTTTTTCTTTTGATACAGATACAGATTTAGGATTATTTAGAAACGCTGCAAATATTATGGGCTTTGCTTCAGGCGGGACTGAACAGATGATATTTAGTGCTGATGGTATTACATTAAGATCTCAGAATGGTATTCGTTTTGCTGATAATGACAATAGTCATTATGTAGAAATGAAAGCTGGAACCACAACAGCAAATAGAGTTTTAACGCTTCCTAATTCAACAGGTACAATTATTACAGCAGAAAATATGACAGGACTAAACACTTTAACACCATCAGCAAATAATACATATGATCTTGGTTCGAGTACATTAAGATGGGCAAATTTATATATAAATGATTTGATGTTATCTAACGAAGGTCACAAGAATGACGTTGACGGAACGTGGGGAAGCTATACTATACAAGAAGGGCATGATGATCTTTTCTTGATTAACCACAAAACAGGTAAAAAATTTAAGTTCATGTTGCAAGAGGTATCACAATGACTGTATTTTTCGGTGACGGTACGAGCCAAACATCTGCTGCTGGTGCATCTAAACTTGTACAAACGGTAACTGCTAATAGTAAGACTTCATATAGTTTTACAAGTCAAAGTTATGCGGATACAGATATTACAGTAAATATAACCCCAACAAGCAGTAGTAATAAAGTTTTGGTTAGTTGTACTTTGGCTTCACAATGTTATGCAACAAACTCTACTTCTTTAGGGATAAGATTATTAAGAGGCTCAACTGCTATTTGGAATAATAATGAATATCATTGGCACTCAGTTAACGCTGCGATAAACCTTTCTTATTCATCCTTTTTCCAATTTTTAGATACTCCTAGTACAACATCTCAAATAACTTATAAAATTCAAGGAGCTAGATATAGGGTATCTAATGGTACTCAACAGGCTTATTTAAATTATATACCAAGCAACTCTTCACATGGTTGTATTATTATTGCACAGGAGATGACACCATGATTATTACTAGATCTTTAGCACTTGCCACATTAAAACCAGATGCAGAATTTGTAATGGTTGATGATACTACTATTGATTGGCAATCATCAGGCATAACGCAACCTACTGAAGATGAAATTACTGCTGAAGTTGCTAGATTAGAAGCTCTAGAAGCTTATCAAAAACCAAGAAGAGATAGTTATCCTTTTGTTGGAGAACAATTAGATATGTTATGGCACGCTATAGATGCTGATGCAGATTTAAAAACAAAGTTTGCAACTTTTTATAATGCAATAAAAACTGTTAAGGACGCAAATCCAAAACCTAGTTAATTATGGCAATAATTCCAGGCATAAAAAACTTTGATGTTGTTAAAAGATCAGATTTTCCTCTTACTCTTACATTTAAAGATGGAAATAATAATGCAATGAGTCTTAACGGATATACTGTAACTGCTCAAGTTTGGGATTTAAACAGAAAAGTTAAGTTTGCAGATTGGGGCATTACATACACAAATAGAGGTGGTGGCATTGTAGATATTAAGCTTACTGATGAGCAAACTGATAATTTTATTGTTGGAACTTTGAAATATGACGTAAAATTGACTGAACCTGGCGGTGATGAATACTATTATATAAAAGGTAACTTAAATGTATCTGAGGGTTATACAGAATGAGTACTCCAAATAAAGTTGAAGTATCACAAGTCTCAGATGTTACAACTGTAGAGATAACAACAACTGGACCTCAGGGTCCAGGATTTGATCTTACTTTAGATCATTCAGGGAAAACTACTGACTCAATCATGTACTACGACACAAGTTCTGGTAAGGTTAAGTTAGATTCAACAATTACAAAATTAACACTTGTCTTCGGAGGGAACTTTTAGGTCATGTCCAACACTATAAGAATCAAAAAAAGATCAGCTAGTGGAAGTGCTGGAGCTCCTTCAAGCCTTTCCCCTTCAGAACTAGCTTTTAACGAAGCCGATTTAAAACTATATTATGGTTTTGGTGATAATGGTTCAACCCCTCCTTCTGCAAGTTCAATTATTACTGTTGGTGGTGCAGGGGCTTTTTTCAACAAAACAGATGTAAGAAATGCAAATAAAGTATTAGCTGGACCTTCTTCAGGAAGTGACGCTGCACCTACATTTAGAGTTTTAGTAAGTGATGATATTCCGTCAATAGCTCACACCAAAATAAGTGACTTTGATGCTGGTGTAAGAACAAATAGACTTGATCAAATGACTGCTCCAACAGGTGCGGTAGGTTTTAATAGTCAAAAAATTACAGGTTTAGCAGATCCGACTGCTGATCAAGATGCTGCGACAAAAGCGTATACCGATTCTGTTGCTCAAGGACTTGATGTTAAAGATAGTTGTTCTGTTGTCGCAACTTCAAATATTACTCTTTCTGGTACTCAAACAATTGATGGAGTAGCTATTTCTGCTGGAGATAGAGTTTTAGTTGCAGGGCAATCTACTGGATCACAAAATGGTATTTATATTTGTGCTGCTGGTTCTTGGGCAAGATCAGATGATTTAGCCACTGGTTCAGACGCTGCTGGGGCATTTACATTTGTTGAAAAAGGAACATCTAATGCTGAAAATGGTTTTGTTTGTACATCGGACAAAGGAAGTTCAGTTGTAGGAACAAACGCAATCGTCTTTTCGCAATTTTCTGGGGCAGGTCAAATAACGGCTGGAAATGGTTTAGATAAGTCGGGTAACACTTTATCTGTTGATCTTAAATCTAATGGTGGTGTTGTAATAGAGTCAACTGAAATAGCTATCGACCTTTCAGCTAGTTCTATCACAGGGACTCTAGCAGTATCAGATGGAGGTACAGGATCAACTTCTGCTAGTGCTGCTAGAACTGCATTAGGAGTTGTAATCGGCACAGATGTAGAGCCACACTCAGATAAATTAACTGAGCTTGCGACTATAGCTCAAGCTGCTGCTGCTGCACTTGCAGATCTAACAGCAACAGAAATAGCAATTTTAGATGGAGCGACAGTAACAACTGCTGAATTTAATTTGTTAGACGGAGGTACTTCTGCCACATCGACAACACTCGCAACTGCTGATAGGCTAATAGTTAATGATGCTGGCACAATGAAACAAGTTGCACTTTCTGATCTTGTCACATTTTTAGAAGATGGATCAACTTCTGGTTTTGATGTTAACGGAGGCACATATTAAAAATTAATTTATAACTAGGAGGTAAAAAACAATGGCAGTCACAATTAAATTAAAAAACGCAAGTGGTAGTGACCCAGGTGCTAGTGATTTAGTTGTTGGAGAATTAGCAATAAGAACTGATAATGGAAAAATATTCACTAAAAAGGATAATGGCTCTGTAGCTGAGATATCAGGTGGTGGTGGAATAGATGATGGAGACAAAGGAGATATTACGGTCAGTAATTCTGGTGCGACTTTTACTATTGATAATGGGGTTGTAAATGGAGCAAAACTTGCTAACCCAATAGCTTTACCTGATGACCATAAAATTTCTTTTGGTACTGGTACTGGAAATAACATGGAGATATTCCATGAAAGCACTTCAAATACAAATGAAATAATTGCTGCTGATGGTGATATACATATTCAATGTGATGACTTTATGGTTATTAGTGACTCCACTGCTGGCCGTTCAATTTATGTAGATGAAGGTAATAGCAGATTAGAACTAGGTTTTGACGGACATGCAAATGCTTATTTTAGTGGTACTAGTGGAATTGAATTTATAAAGGATGTAAAATTTGATGGAGCGACTGCTGGAAGAGATATAGTTTTTGATAGGTCTGAAGATGCTCTTGAATTTGCTGATAATGCACAGGCAAGATTTGGAACTGGCGATGATTTGAAAATCTATTCAGATGGCACAGACAGTATTTTTGAAAATATTACTGGTGCATTTCTTTTTAAAGATACAGACGGTGAAGCTGAGTTTAAAATTCAAGGACATGAAGGGGAAGCAGCCAGTCTTTTTTTACTTGCTGATGAAGGGGATGATTCTAACGATAGATGGAAACTGACAGCACATACTGACGGAAAACTTGTTCTAAACCATCACAAAGCTTCTACAAGTACTTATCAAAAAACTGCTCAATTTACAAATGAAGGAGGGACTGAACTCTATCATGGAGGCAGTAAGGTGTTTGAGACCAATAGTACTGGCGTTACTATGTATGGTGGTCTTCTTCCTTCACCTCATGGCAGTTTTGATATTGGTAATAGTGCAAATATGTTAGGTAATGTTTTTATTTATGATGATAAAAAATTAAATTTTGGTATTTCATCGGATTTACAAATTTATCACGATGGATCGGATTCATATATTAATGATACTGGTACAGGTCATCTAAATATAGTTGCGTCACAAGTAAATATATTAAATGCTGCTGCAAACGAAGCTATAGCTAAGTTTATACAAGATGGAGCCGTAGAACTTCGTTATGACCATCAAACAAAGTTTGAGACTACAAGTGCTGGAGTTCATGTTTTAGGAACTCTTGAAGGAGATAATTTTAAAGTTTCAAATCCTGGAAATAATGCTGTATTAATACAAAACCCTGCCAACGGAATAATTAGTTTTGGTGCTAACAACCAAAGTAATCAAGTTGTTATAATCCCTCT